GTCATGTTTCTCCTCTGTTGGTTTTTTCCTTATTTCATAAGGCATCTTAATCTGATCAGGCATTTCTTTCTGAACAGCTTTGATAAGACCTACTGTAACTCTAGCAGGTATAGTCAAAATCTTAAGTAATGTACTTGTTGCTTTTGCGATACGATTCATATTTCCTCCTTAATCGTTTATATTTTATCTCAGTTTCACGTAGCTCCTTTGCGAACTCTTTAGGTTCCTGGCTCAGGATCTACATCTTCAGGTTAGCCAGTTGTAAGTTTTACGTATGACTACTGAGCCAAGTGTAAAACCTACAAATTTTACAATATTTAACATTGCGTTCATTATTCCCTTTCTGCCAACGTGGTAGATGGCATTAAATCATCTAGCACTTGGAACTTCCTTCTGATAAATGCAATCTTTTCACTCAGCATATTGTCAGAATATTCTAGCTCACGTAATGATTCTCTATACATATACAGAACTTCTTCAGCAGGTGATGTAAATGTTTCAATGTTCCACTTAGCTTTACTACACAGTTCTATTAACTGTTCAGCAAATATTCTATTTACACCTTTTTCCCATTTCTGATATTGTTGAAAAGTTACATCTAGTAACTCAGCACATTGTTCTTGTGTAAGTCCTGATCTTACTCTATTCAACAATAAATGTTTAGATAGTTCTCTATGTATTGCTATATTAGTTGGTTTTCTACTACCTCTTTTTGACATCATATCCTTTCTATCCAATTGTGAATCCACCTGAGTCTTTACAAAACTCAGCGAACTCTTTTACATTATTTGCATCAAAGGGATAATTAGTTTGTATAAACTGTATCTTACCCATTGAAGCTAATTGAGACCATCTTTCGTAATTGTCAGGATCATGTTCTTTCATATCTCCTGGACAAGTGATCTTACCATCCTGTTTATCAACTATATTGTCGTATAAATATTTAGCTGCCTTATCACACATTTCATTAAACTTTATTTGAGGCTTACTATCTTCTTTATATTTATCTTGTATAGCTTGTGGTTTACCATCTTTGCATAAACTTAATAATCTATCAGCTATTTGTTTAGCTTTACTATCATTAATTAAATAACAGTCGTTAAACTCACCAGCTTGTACATCTTTATCAGTTAATATATCTGAACACTCTACAGCAACATATTGCCATAGTGGTCTCCACCACCATACGTTGTTTCTAAAGTATTCTCCGTTCTTGTTCTTTGGTGATTCACCATATAAGTCAAATCCCATTATTCCTCCTTGTTAGTTTTTCCATATATTTTCTTAAGCACCTGTGGCTTTCGCTTACTGAAACCACCGGTGGTAACTACTCTAATAGTGTTAGGATCTTTACTATCTACGTTTAACCTAACAACCATAAGCATACCTTGACTTGGATACTCTATTGGTAAATATTTAATCCAGTCAATATTGTTTCGCCACCACCAAAATTTATCGTTACGTATAAATCCTGTAAATGGTAACTTGTAGATAATCTCTAATCCTCTCTTAAGACTTATCTTCCTACCACGTAGTCTGTTCTTGAATATTACTCTACTGTGTTCCATCATTTTTAGTTTCTACTTTCTCATTTAAAGCAGCATTACATTGAATAATGCAATTTAATAAATACATTTCTACACCAAAAGCTGGTAATGTTTTCTTCTTACTGCTTCTAATTTCTGTGTGTGCATCACTCAACATCTTTTTAAGTTGTCTTAATTTTTTCATAAATCTCCTTTTTAATTACCCTCCCTAGAACTCAGTTGCACTAGCGCTTTACAACCTTCTAGGAAGTATCGTACTGGCCTCATTGATGCATTTCTACATGACTCGCTAGAGCGTAGCATTTGAAACGCCAGTCGTTTTATTTAATTCTTGTGGGCTAACCCCACATTGAAGTGGGGATAGTCCTAACTATTTACTTATCTTTCAAACTTGCCAATTCTTGGGCAATATTTGACATCATTGCTTTCATTTCAGCAACTTCAGTCATAACTTCTTTATGATTCTGAATATGTTTAACTGGTATAAACGTACCATCTGAAATGTTCTGAGCATAAGTCTTACCATTATTGTAGATCTTCTGCTTAGTATCTGTCTCTGTCGTCATCGTGTTTCCTTTCGTTGATTAGTGGAGTATACACAAGTATCACTCCGATAATTGACATCATCATCGCCAATTCCATTGATATTAAATCAGGATGCATTTCTACGGACACAACAACAAGTAGTAAACCTATTGCTGTCATTACCATACTCACAACGCACCTGTCGCTTTCATACCTAAATACGCAAGGTATCCTATTACTGTCATTCCTATTATAAATAGTGAACAGTACATCATATATCCTCCTATATTATTATTATTACAATCATGACTAGAACAAATAGCATGTATATCCTCATACTACTTGTCCTTGTCTTTATCTTCATTGAATATGTCCATCTTAGCTATCTTAGCTCCTACGAACATACCTATAAAAAACCCAGCTAATTCAGCAATTAGTTTAAATGCTAAAAGAACTAGAACAATACCTATTAGTATCTCCATTGTATAACTCCTTTCTTTGCATATGTGTTATATCTACGTATATACTTCTTAAACACCTGATCTACTGTTAGCTTACTAGGTGTAGGAATTATATCTAGATGACTGATCTTATAGTCTAAAACTAGCTGATTAGGCTTCTTTCCATGTACCTTATTCATTTCAGATTCTCCCTTTAGTTAGTATTGATAAGTGGATTAATCATATCCGACAATCAAGGTATCAATGATTTGTAGGTCAGAGTACCTTAACTGCCAAATATCTTTATCCATAAACAAACTCAGTCGAGAGCTTGTTCACTTTTGAACATAGCTCGTAGACGAATGTAACTATAATTCTTATATATAAATACATACATTTTCTTCTGAGCTGACAACTGTCAAAGCTCAGGTAGAAATAAACAAACACAAGAGTAACGAGCAACAGCGAGTTTCTGTGTGTGTGTAAACAAGGGGTTTTAAAACAACCCCAAGCGAAATGTCGTGATGTAAGTAATTATATATAGGGAGGTTAGTAACAGCTCTAGGACTAGGGGGGTTTTATACCTTAGAATCATTATAAACAACAATAACAGGAGTACACATGTACGCATCACTAGCAAGATTTGGCTATGGCATCGCAAAAAGTCTGCGTCCGTCAAATGTCAAAAAAATAATAGATGCTGGTAAAAGCAAAATACCTGCTTCTATGAAACCTAATATAACTAATGTTAAAGCAAAAAAGGTTATAGAAGGAGCAAGTATAAAAACAGCAAAAGGCTATAGTAAAGCTTACGAAGCCACATTAGGAACACCAACGAGACGTAAAGTTACAAGTGGTGTTTTAGCTACGTCATTTATTAATGACATCCTAAATGACTAATGGCTAAGAAGAAGGGGTTATATGGAGTTAATAACTATCATAAGACAACCCCTAAAAAAAGACCCCTCAGACACGCAAAGAGCCGTTCTAAGAGGGTTCCAAACAAAAAACGATATAGAGGACAAGGAAGATGATATACGGAAAATTAGGATTAAAATTTGCTAAACGTAGAAAAATGCTACGTAAAGGAAAAGATCCTATGGTACAAATCGGCAGAAACTGGAAAAAAGCTTCTAAGCTTCAAAAAGCTGGAATAGTAGCTACAATAGCTGCACCTAAAGCTTTATTCGTAGGTGCTGGTTATCTAGCAGGAAACACAAAAAAGGAGACATAATAATGTTATTTAAAACAGGACAAGCAGCATCGATATTTCTAAAACACAGAATGTCTAAAGCTAAAGACGTTTTTGGCAAAGCTAAAAATGTAACAAAATCAAAGTTTGCACAAGGTAAAGCAAAAGCTTCTTCAATAAAAGGAAAAGCAGCAAAAATTTTCAAAGGACAAAAAGAATTAGCTACACAATATAAAGGTAGTTTTTTTAAAACCTTTGCAAGAGATGCACGTGTAGAAGGTAGAGGACTTAGAAAAGTAGCTAAAAAAATACCTAATACAGTAATGAAATATCCTATAACAACAGGAGCAGGTGTTGGTATAGCTATAGGAGCTTCAGGAGACAAATCTATAAAATTAAAAAAATCAGATCCTAATTATAAAGCTTTGAAAAGAGCAGGATATATTTAATGGCTAATAGACTAGAAAAACTAGCAGACGATATAATGAACTTGTCAAAAGATGAGGCTCAAGAACTACAGGTTATAATTAAAGCTAAGCTTATGCCTGAAGTCGAGAGACAGAGGGGTTTGTTACAAGATCAAATGCCTCAAAATAATCCTCAAATGGCCCAAATGGGTAGAGGACAACCAAATAACCGAATGGCATCTCAACGAGATATTAGGATGCAGGGGTTATTACAAAGATAAGGAGAATATATGAAACATATGCTTGAACATTATTGGAAAGACCATAAAAAAGCAGTAATCGCTGTGGCAGTTGTACTTGTTATAGCTGTAATTATATAATATGTTACAAAAATGGTTCGATAAAATTATCGAATCGTTTGAAAACTTAATAGAACAACTAAACAAAGGACACAACAATGCCAATGGTAGGAAAAAAGAAGTTTGCTTACAGCAAAAAGGGAAAAAGTGCTGCAAAAAAATACGCAAAAAAAATAAATAAGAAAGTTAAAAAAAGATACTAAATGAAAGATCTACAAATAATTCCAGGAGAAGGTGTAAGAACACATAAACAAGCTTTTGGAAGAAAAAAAGTAAATCCAAAAATGTTTAAAAAGGCTAATAAGCCTGAAGCTGGTTTAATTAAAAAAGGCTTAAAGCTTACAGCTAGAGCTGCGTTATCTCCTTTGTCTTTAGGATTAACAGGTGCTGTAGTTGCAACCAAAGCTATTAAAAAAGCTGGTGCAAAAGTAGTGCCAAATAAACCTTTAAGAAGATCGTTTGATAAACGAGGAAGATTTGTTATATAATGACAACACGTGGTGGAAAAAGAGAAGGAGCTGGTAGACCGAAAGGATCTACTTGTGCTAAAAAATGGAAGATGCTTGATGAATTAGCAATCAAGTACAATCATTCTCCATTAGATTACTTATTAGCAGTACTTAATAATCCTATGTCATCTCCTGAAAGAAAGATGATGGCAGCCGAGAAAGCTGCACCTTACGTTCACTCAAAGTTAGCTACGACAGTTACAAAACTTGGATCAGATGGCCCAATCAAAATCAACATTAAGTGGGGAGACGAGTAAAGAGGGAACTAAAGATATAGTTATTCCTTATACACCTCGTCCTTTACAAAGAGAAGTACATAACAGTCTCAAAAGATTTAATGTGCTGGTTTGTCATCGTAGATTTGGTAAGTCAGTATTAGCTATTAACGAATTAATTAGAACAGCTATAAAAAAAAATAATCAGAAATGTGCATTTATAGCTCCAACATATAGACAAGGTAAATCTATTGCTTGGGAATATTTAAAAATTTATACAAAACCACTAATGTATTTAGGTGGTAGTAAAAACGAAACAGAATTAAAAATAGAATTATTTAACGGATCTACTCTACAAATATTTGGAGCCGATCATCCTGATTCACTTAGAGGTATGGGTTATCATGGAGTTGTGATGGACGAATTTGCTATCATGGCACCAAGAACCTGGACAGAAATTATACGTCCAGCAGTAGCTGATACAATGGGATGGGTTATGTTTATTGGAACACCAATGGGTCATAATCAATTTTGGGAAGTATATGATTTTGCACAACGAGGACAAAAGAATTGGTTTGCAAAAATGTATAGAGCTTCTGAAACCAATGTAGTTCCTGATGAAGAATTAAAAGATGCACAGTCCATAATGACTGAAGAACAATATAACCAAGAGTTTGAATGTTCTTTTACTGCTGCTGTTAGTGGTAGTTATTTTGGAAAATTAGTTACCAAAGCTGATAATGAAAAGAGAATTGGGAGTATTCCAGTCGAAGAACACGTAGGTGTCGAGACATGGTGGGATTTAGGTATAGGGGATTCAACAGCTATTTGGTTTGCACAAAGAGTAGGTGAAGAAGTACACCTTATAGATTATTATGAGAACTCAGGTGAGTCTTTAGCTCACTATGCAGAAGTCTTAGAAGATAAGAACTATAACTACGAAAGACATATAGCACCTCATGATATACAAGCTAGGGAATTAGGAACAGGAAAATCTAGATTAGAAGTTGCTAACGATTTAGGAATAGACTTTGAAGTTGCTCCTAAATTAGAGGTTGATCATGGTATAGAATCTGTTAGAAATGCTTTACCACATTGTTGGTTTGATAGAGAAAAATGTAAATTAGGTTTAGATGCATTACGTCAATATCGTAAACAATGGGATGAGAAGAACCAAGTTTTTAAAAATAAACCTTTGCACGATTGGTGTTCACACGCAGCAGATGCGTTTAGATATGGATGCGTACATGATCCTATTGATACATCAGACTGGCAAAGACCAATAAATGTGGATTATAAATATATAGTATGACAGAAAATGAAATTGTAGCAATATTAAATAGAGAACTAAGAGCATCATCAGGTTATATTGGTGGTGAGATAGTATCTCGTAGACGTAAGTCTTTAGAATATTATTTAGGTAAACCTTTTGGTAATGAACAAGAAGGAAGATCTCAAGTCGTAAGTACAGATGTATCTGATACGATTGAATCTTTAATGCCTTCTTTAATGAAAATTTTTACAGCTGGAGATAATGTATTTCATTGTGAACCTGCTGGGCCTGAAGATGAGAAGGTAGCTAAACAAGCTAGTGATTATATTAACCATGTTTTTCTATAAAGAGAACAGAGGTTTTTCTGCATTGTATACAGCATTCAAAGATGCCTTAGTACAGAAGAATGGTATCTTAAAAGTTTATTGGGATGACTCTGAAAAAACTACAAGAGAAGAATATAAAAAATTAACAGATGATGAATATAATTTGTTACTTGCAGACGATGAAGTTACAGAATCAGAACATCAAGAATATGAAGAAGAATTTAAAGATAATAATGATAAGGTTATTGACACAGTAACATTTCATGATGTCGTTATTCATAAGACACAAAAATATGGACAAGTTAAAATTGATCCTATTCCACCTGAAGAATTTTTAATAGAACGTAGAGCTAAGTCTATCGAGTCTGCTAACTTTGTTTGTCATAGAGTAAGTATGACTAGAACTCAATTAGTAGAAATGGGTTATGATAAAGATATGGTTTATGATCTACCTACTGGTGATTCAGAATATTATTTAGAAGATAGACAAGTAAGATACCAAGATACAGATTTCTCTGCACCACAAGATAGAGGTGATAATTCTTCTGACGAAATATTAGTACATGAATGTTATGTAAGATTAGATGTTAATGGCGATGGTAAATCAGAATTAATGAAAGTCTGCTTAGCAGGTAATGGATCTTATAAGATATTAGATATGATGGAGATTGATTCAATTCCTTTTGTTTCAATGACTCCAATTATTATGCCTCACAGATTTTATGGTAGATCCTGTTTCTGAACTAATAGAAGATATACAATTAATTAAATCTACTGTTATGAGACAGATGTTAGATAATATGTATCTAACTAATAATAACAGAATTGCTATTCAAGATGGTCAAGTAGCTATGGATGATCTTTTAACAAATCGTCCAGGTGGTATTGTAAGAACTAAACAACCACCACAAAATGTTATGCAAGTCATGACAGCTCAACCTATTACAGAACAAGCTTCAGGACTATTAAATTATTTAGACTCAGTAAGAGAAGCAAGATCAGGTGTTACAAAATCTTCACAAGGTTTACAATCAGATGCACTTAATACAGATACTGCAACTGGCATGAATCAAGTTTTAACACAATCTCAAATGAGAATGGAATTGATTGCTAGAACTTTTGCAGAAACTGGTGTTAAAGATTTAGGAATTAAGATATTTGAATTACTTTGCAAGTATCAGCAAAAAGAAAAATTAGTTAGAATTAGAGGTGAGTTTATACCTATGACTCCATACGAATGGAGAAACAGAGTTAACTTATCTGTTAAAGTAGGATTAGGTACAGGTTCTAAAGAACAACAACTTATCCTTCTTAATGGTATTTTACAAAGACAACTACAAGCAATACAATTACAACAGAATGTATATGGCCCAGTAGTTAATCTTAAAAATATATATTCTACATTACAAAAACTTGTAGAGAATGCAGGTCTTGGAAGTGTAGAACCTTTCTTTATGGATCCTGAAGTAGGTGCATCACAAATGCCACCACTTCCACCTAAACCACCAACAGAGTTTGAAAAAGTATCATTAGCTCAAGTACAAGGTGAAAATGCTAGAAAATCTCTAGATGCTGAAGTAGCTATGAAAAAACTAGAATCTGAATTAAGACAGAGTATGCTTGATTTTGAACTAAAAGTTAAAGAGATGGAACTTAAATATGGTACTAAAATAAATGAGCTTGAAATGAAGAACCGATCTATGGTAGAAACACAACAAGTTAAACAATCAGGTGATTTATTTAAAGAAATAATGAAAGGTCAAAAAACATTTTTTAATGACAAAGGATCTAACAAAACAGATTTCGCAGGGAACAAAGGCCCAGTTAATACTGGACGAACCCCTGATGAAAGAGGCGATTAGTTATTTAAAAACTCGATACAAAGAGGAAATATTTAACACGTCTTATAAAGATCACGATCAAAGACAAGTTCTTTGGATGGCCTATAATATGGTCGACAAAATCAAAGGACATCTTGAGTCTGTGATGAATGAAGGAAAACTAGCCTCCAAAGAGCTAGATCAACTACAAGACTTAACTAAGTAATTAGAAGTCTATTTCGCTAATCCAATCCAGGAAGCGATCAACCTAAAAGGAGAATCTATGCAAGTAGATAAAACTATAAAAGGTGCTGCTGATAAAATAACAGGATTACTGAATCCTCAAGAAGGACAATCAGAACCTGAGAAAAAACAGACAGAACCACAAGAGCAAACACAGGAAAAACCAGTTGAAGAAACTAAACCTGATGTTGTTGAAGAAGTTAGCCAATCCGAGACTGAGGAAGCTAAACCTGAAACTGAAAGCTCTGAAATAACTGAGACAGAACAAACCGAACAACAAGAAGCACAAGAACCTTCACTCCACCGAGTCAAAGTACAAGGTCAAGAGTTAGAGGTCAGCTTGGACGAATTGAAATCAGGTTATTCAAGAGACTCAGATTATAGACAAAAGACTCATGCTTTATCGCAAGATAAGAAAACACTTGATGAACAAAGACTGAGCCTTAGTCAAACGTATGACAGTAAGCTCAAAGAATTGAATGATTTAATTGGCATGGCCAGTAACTATATCAGTCAACCTTCTAACGATGCAGATCTTAAAAAGATGTATGAAGAAGATCCTGCGAATGCTGCTAAGATAGATTTTGAAATGCGTCAGCAAAGAGAATCTTTTAATAAACTAAAGTCTCAAACTGAAGCAATCAAAGCACAGCAGTATAATCAATACATAGAAGAACAAAAAACTTTGGCAGCAACTAAGATCCCTGAATATAGTGATCCAGTTAAGTCTGTTACTTTCAAAAATCAGATGAAACAATCTTTATCTGAATATGGATTTAACGAACAAGAAATTGGTTCATTAGCAGATCATAGATTCCTTATGGTTCTAAGAGATGCAATGGGATACAAAGCCTCAAAGGCAGCACCAGTAACTAATAAAAAAGTTACTACAGCTCCTAGAGTAATTAAGTCAGGAACTCCTAAAATGGAGGATTCTAAACGTGCTACTGTTAAACAAAAAATTGGTAGAGTGAGAAAGTCAGGTAAACTGAACGATGCTCATTCTGCTATTCTTGAAATAATCTCAAAAAACAAATAGGAAAATAACATGGCACAACCAACAAACACATTTGATACGTACGATGCAGTAGGTATCAGAGAAGATTTGCAGGATGTTATTTACTCAATTTCTCCAACTGAAACTCCTTTCATGAGTGCAGCTGCGAGAGAGCAAGTAAAAAATACATTCCACGAATGGCAAACAGATAGTTTAGCAGCAGCAGTTACTAACAATAAAGTTATTGAAGGTGACGATGCTACACTAGATGCATCAACAGCAACAGCTAGAATCGGTAACTACACACAGATCATGGATAAAACTGTAGTAATTACTGGTACACAAGAAGCTGTAGACAAAGCTGGTAGAGCAAGTGAACTTGCATACCAAATAGCTAAAAAATCCAAAGAGTTAAAAAGAGACATCGAGTCTACTTTATTAACTAACCAAGTAAGAGCAGCTGGTAATTCATCAACTGCAAGAACTTTCGGTTCTATTGGTGCTTGGATTGCAACGAATGATAACTTTGCAGCAGACGGATCATCTCCAACTGCAGCAGATGCTTCTGATGCTAGAAATGACGGAACTCAAAGAGCTTTAACTGAAGCTATGTTGAAAGACGTTATTAAAGGTACTTGGAACTCAGGTGGTAACCCATCTGTAATCATGGTAGGCCCATTCAACAAACAGAAAATCTCAGGATTTACTGGTGGATCTACTAGATTCGATGCTTCAGAAGATAAAACTTTATACACTTCAATAGATGTATATTCTTCTGATTTTGGTGATCTAGAAGTTGTTCCTAACAGATTCTCTAGAGATAGAGATGCATTAGTCTTAGATATGGACTACTGGTCTGTAGGATTCTTAAGAGACTTCACAATGCATGAACTTTCAAAAAGTGGTGACTCAGAAAAAAGACAGCTATTAGCTGAACTTACTTTGATCTCTAGAAATGAAGGTGCTTCAGGTGGAGTATTCGACTTAACAACATCATAATCTATAAATACATAGGGGAGTAACCTCAACATACTCCCCTTGTATCAACCCAAAATATGAAGTATTAAGAGGTCAATAATACGGAACATACAAAGGAGAAAACATGAGAACATTAAACGACTATTTTTTAACTGCTGAGATCGAAGATATTAGTACAGCATCTTCTACATTTGTTGCAGTACCTGATGGTGGAAAAGTAATAAAAATTATTACTGCTCTACAAGGTGCTATATCAGGTGGTAATGCTGCATTATCTTTTGAGATTGGTGGCACAGCTATAACTGGTGGTGGCATTACTGTCGCCCATTCAGGATCAGCTGCTGGAACTGTAGATTCATCTGCACCTACTGCTGCTAACAGAGTAGAAGAAGATGGTACACTTGAAATCATTACAGATGGTGGCTCTACTGGAGCTAAAAAATGTCTTGTTACATTCGTAATAAGAAGATAATTAATTAAGGGGAGAGCAATCTCCCCTAACAATAAAATAAAGGAAATACAAATGCATATAGCAATGAGACCAGTTACAACTGTAAAACTTGCTTCAGGTGGTTCATCTTCACAGACTGCTGCTTTTGAAGCTAATATAGAATACGTTAGAGTAATATCTGATGCAGATGTTCATGTAGAATTTGGAGTTAATCCAACTGCAACATCATCTAAAATATTTTTAGAAGCAAAAAGTTATGAATATTTTAAAGTTTCACCTGGAGAAAAATTAGCTGCCATTGGTTCTGCCAATGTTTACGTAACTACACTAAGTGAATAATGTCTATATTAAGAGATCAGGAATCTGACGGAACCAAATATTTCGTAGAAGCTGATGGAAAAGTAACAGTTAAAAGATCACAAGAAGTTAATCCTATTCTACAAAAGAATAAAAGATTATATAATCTTAATGACGGATATTCTAAGACTAAAGAAATTAAACGTGTAGCTAGTATACCAACTATGGTTTTAGAACTATGGGCTAGAGAATATAATGGTACTAATAATTGGTGGCAAATACCCAAATCAGAAAGAACAAAAATTTTAAAGTTAAAACTTAATAGTAACGAATATCGTTATTTTAGAACAGCATCAGGAAGAATGTAATGGCATTATCAACATATACAGAACTTAAATCATCAATAGCAAATTTCTTAAATAGATCAGATTTAACAACTGAGATACAAGATGATTTTATAAAACTTACTGAAGCTGATTTTAATGCTAAGTTACGTATAAGACAAATGGAACAGAATGATGATGTAACTATTAACGCAGAATTAGTTACTGTACCAACAGGTTTTATTGGTGCTAGATCATTTCATATATTATCAGGTGGTACTAAATATCATTTGGAATATATAACTCCAGGCAATTTATTTGAAATAAAAGGAGGTTCGACTTCAGGTATGCCTAGAACGTATACTATAGAGTCAGACAATGGTACTGAAAGTTTTAGATTCGCACCCCAACCTGATACGAGTTATACTGGTAAGCTACAATATTATAAAGCTTTTACTGCTTTGTCTGATAGCGATACCTCTAACTATATTTTGGCAAGTCATCCATCTATCTATTTATATGGGTCGTTATATCATGCCAGTAATTTTATCGGTGGGATCGACCCTAACCAAACGCAACAATGGCTAGGTATGTATTCAGCAGCTCTTGAGAGATGTGAGAATAATGACAAACAAGATTCATATGGTTCTGCACCTGTTGTTCAAAGAACAGATGTAAGTACAGATCTATCATTCTATAGGAGAAAATAATGCAGATACCTTTTGGTGAATGGTTACCTGATCAACCTGAACATGATAAAAAAGGAGCTAATGTAGCAACTAATGTTTATTATGCATTAAACTCTTATAAAAGATTTCCTTCATTAGTAGAATATAGTTCTAATAATATTGGAGCTGATGCTAGAGGTGGTGGTTCATTTAGAGATAATGCAGGTAATGTATTTAATTTTGTTGCTAAAAATACAAATATATATCAATTAGCTTCAGGAGCATTTACTTCTAGAAAAGGATCTCTTACAGGAACTAATACTGATTATTGGACATTTACACAATTTGGTAATTACATTATTGCGAGTAATGGTGTAGATGCACCTCAATATTATTTAATGGGAACATCAACTAATTTTGCTAATCTTTCAGCAATACAAACAGCAGGTACTGTTCCAACATTTAGAGTTTCAGGAGTTATAAGAGATTTCTTAGTAACAGGAAACCAACCAACAAATCAAAATAGAATACAATGGTCTGGAATCAATGATATTACTACTTGGTTATCAGGAACTAAACAAGCTGATCAACAAGATCTTCCAGGATCAGGTGGTGAAATCGTAGCTATAACTTCAGGTGAATATGGTTATGTATTTAGACAAAACCAAATCATTCGTATGGATTATGTTGGTGGAGCAACTGTATTTAGATTATCAGTAATATCTCCTAATAGAGGAGCTATATATGGCAAAACTGTAGCACAAGATAATAGACGAGTTTTCTTTTATGCTGACGATGGATTTTATGAAATTCAAGGTGATAACCTTATTATCAATAGGTGCTGAAAAAGTTAATAGATTTTTTGATCTAGATCTTAACAAAGCATTTTCTGATAGAATATGTGCAGCTGTAGATCCATTTAATCAACTGGTTATGTGGCTTTATCCTTCAGCTTCTAATGCATCTAATACATCAGGAATATGTGATAAGCTTATTATCTACAACTATGCTACTAAAAAATGGTCATTAGCTGAGACTAATGCTAGTTTTATATTTAGTCAGTTTGTAGGTGCTTATACTGTAGAGCTTATGGACTACTATATCTGAAAACTTAGATGCTATTAATATTGCTTTAGATACTGACTTTTGGTCAGGTGGACAGAAGTTTTTAGGAGCTATAAATAACTCTTACAATGCTGCAATTTTCAGTGGAACTCAAAATGAATCTGAGATAGAGACTTCTGAAGTAGAAGTATTTCCTGGACATAGAGCATCTATTACAGGAGTAAGACCAATTGTTGATGCTGAAGCTACAGTAACAGTTAAGACTAGAAATAGATTAGCAGATGCAAAAGTAGAATCTACTTCGTCAACAATGACCTCTAATGGTATCAATCCTGTTAGACAATCAGGAAGATACTTTAGAGCAAATGTTAAAGTACCAAGTGGTAAGACTTTTCAGTCATGGACAAGGGATTGATATTACTGCTGTTAAAGCAGGGTTAAGATGACAGATAAAACAGATATAGATAACGTAAGATATAGTTTCGAAACACAAGAATTTTTTCAAAGACAAATTGAAGAAGCAATTAACACATTAATTAATGAAAAGAATACAGAAAATAACAAAGCATATGCTTGGTTTATAGGAGAATAGATGGCAGGTATAAAAGATTATAGCACAACAGCAGGTAATAATACATCCGTAGGAGGTGTGTCTATTGCAGAAGGTATGTTGCCTTCAAATATTAATAACGCATTTAGAGCTGTTACTGCTGATATGCGAGAATGGTACAATGATGCTCAATGGGTTATCTATGGTGATGGTGATGGCGCACATACATTTACTTATGTAAGTAGGCACAGCATTTAGAGTAGATGGTGCAGACGTAACTGCTCATTATCATGCAGGACGTAGAGTTAAAGCAGTAGGTTCTTCTACTGGAACAATTTATGGTACAATAGCAAGTACATCTTTTTCAACAAATACAACAGTTAACGTAACATGGGATTCAGGTTCTTTATCAAGTGAAACATTAGTTATTTATTTAGCTATATTAACTCAAACAAATAATTCATTACCAACAGATAGTATTGATTCTTCTAATTTAAAAACTAATTCAGTTACAACAGCAAAAGTTATAGACGCAAATATTACTGCTGCTAAACTTGCAAGTAATGCAGTAGAAGCTGCTAAAATAAATGCTTCAGCAGTTACTTCAGGCAAGATAGCTGCCGATGCAGTTACAGGAGCTAAAATAGCTGATGATGCTATTAATAGCGAACATTATACAGATGCATCTATTGATACTGCACATATTGCAGACTCACAAATTACTTCAGCTAAAATAGCTGATGATGCAGTTACTGCTGGTAAAATAGCAGATGCAGTTTTAGTAACATCTTCTGAACATGCTGCACACACTCCTGATGAAGTTACAATATTAACAACAGCTGGTTCAGATGCTAGATACTTTAGACAAGATTCAAGTGAAACAATTGCATCAGGTGATTCATGGTCAGCTGGAGATACAAAAGTAGCAACAACAGCTGCTATTGATGCAAGAGTTATAGATTTAGTAGATGACGTTGGAGGATTTGTTCCAATAGCAAATGAAACAAGTTTTCCTAATGCTAATCCTGACGTTAATAATGGAGCAGGAACTATTGTTAGTGTAGCTACTTTAGGTAGTACACATACAGCAAATGGTTCAGGTGTTGTATCTATATCCAATGGAACTGTAGGAAATTCTACAGTAACAATAAATGGTTGTGGAGCTAGTGCTTCTTTAACATCAGGTTTTGGAATTTTAGTAGAAACAACTACTACATTAAACACTTATACATTTCATAGATTAGTACCAAAAGCTACAGAAGTTACAACAGTAGCAAGTAAAGCTACTGAGATTGGCAGACTAGGAACTGCTGATGCAGTATCAGATTTAAATACTTTAGGTACAGCAGATGCTGTATCTGACATGAACACACTTGCAGCAGTAAGTGGATTAGATACTTTAGCAGCTAACTCAGCTAATGTTACAACTGTTGCAAACAATGTAACTGGTGTTAATAGTTTTGCAGAAAGATATAGAGTAGAATCATCTGCACCATCAAGCAGTCTTAATGTTGGTGATCTTTATTTTGATACAACAGCTAATGAATTAAAAGTTTATAAATCATCAGGATGGGCAGCTGCTGGATCTACAATAAATGGAACATCAGCTAGATTTAAATACACAGCTTCAGGTAGTCAAACTACATTTACAGGATCAGACGATAATGGAAATACACTTGCTTATGATGCAAGTTTTATAGATGTATATTTAAATGGTGTTAAATTAGTTAATGGTACAGATGTAACTGTAACTTCAGGCACATCAGTAGTTTTAGCATCAGGTGCAACTGCTGGCGATATTGTAGACATCGTTGGTTTTGGTACATTTAATGTTGCAGCGATTGCAGCTTCATCTATTACATCAGGCACAATGGCAGACGCAAGATTACCTACAACAATGGCATCTAAAACATTAACTGGTGCAACTGTTACAACAAATTATAATGGATTAACTGTTAATGGTGATGGCAGTTCTAATGCTGGTCAAATACAATTAAATTGCCATGCTAATACACATGGTGTAAAAATTAAATCACCACCACATAGTGCTGCACAATCTTATACATTAACTTTACCATCAAGTATTACTAATGGTTATTATTTAAAAACAGATGGTTCAGGTAACTTATCTTTTGCAGAAGTACCTCAACCTACAGTACCAACAGTAGCAGATGTATCTCAAACAATTGCTCCAGCTACAGCTACAGCTATAAATATTACAGGAACAAATTTTAGTGGAATACCAATAGTACAATTTATTAAATCAGACACAGGTGCTATTACATCTTCTAATACAGTTAGTTTAAGTAGTGCTACAAGTTTATCTGTAAACGTAACTTTAGCATTAGGTAATTACTATGTTAGAGTTGAGTTAGAAAATGGTAGAGCAGCAAGAAGCACCAATGCAATACTTACAGCTTCAACTGCACCAAGTTTCTCTACAGCAGCAGGTTCTCTTGGAACTATAGCTGGTAATTTTTCAGGAACTGTAGCAACTATTGCTGGATCATCAGACTCAACAATAGCTTTTTCTGAAACAACAAGTGTATTAACTAACGCATCACAAGCTAATTGTACTTTAAATTCATCTACAGGTGTGATAACAACAAGTGATTTCGGTGGTTCAAGTACAACACCAACAACTTATACTTTTACTATCAGAATAACAGATGCTGAAGGTCAAACAGCAGAAAGAGAATTTAGTTTAACAAGCTCATTTGGAGCAACAGGTGGAGGACAATTTAACTAATGGCTAGTACAAGATTAGAGAAAACATTTACAGCATCAAACAGGAAAACATTTACTATTTCTACTTGGATAAAAAGGTCAGCTTTAACAGCAAATAATTCTATTTATGGTGCTGGTACTAATGATTCAACTGATAGAGATTATTTATCTTTTCTTGCTGACTCAGGTGAAGAAGATAAATTATATTTTAATGCAAAAGTAAGCAGTAGTGTAGTTGCTCAATTTTATACTAATAGAAGATTTAGAGATACCTCAGGTTGGTATCATATAGTTCTTGCTTTTGACACAACACAAGCAACTGATACAAATAGAATGAAACTTTATGTTAATGGCGAACAACAAACTTTTCAATCACAAACTTATCCAAGTCAAAACCAAGATATGAATACAAATAATACTGTTCATAAAATAGGTTCAACTATTGGAAACAATTATTATTTTGATGGTTCTATGTCACATTTTCATTTTATAGATGGTACAGCTTATACAGCATCTACTTTCGGTTCTACAGACAGCGTAACTGGCGAATGGAAAATTAATACATCACCATCAGTTACATACGGCACAAATGGTTTCTTTATTTTAAAAGATGGTAATTCAGTTACAGATCAATCAGGTAACTCTAATAACTTTACAGTTGGTGGTGGTACACTAACTAATACTGAAGATAATCCTAGTAATGTTTTTAATGTTTGGAATAGAAACTTTTTAACTAGACATCACAACGAAAGTACAAGTGTTCCAGGAATGTTACAAAATGGAAATACAACTTTTAATTCAACAGCAAATGCTTTCTATGGTTATAAAGCAGGAACATTAGGAGCTACATCAGGTAAATGGTATTGGGAAGGAAAAATAATTGATAATGGTAGAATGTATATAGGAATATGTTATCCAAATGTTGTAGCTGGAATTAATGAACCTCATTATGATAATCAAACATATAGTGCTGTAACAATAAATAATGCTGGTGAAGTTTATGGAAGATATACAGGTTCAGCTATAGATGATTATGCTTCAAGTGTTTCTTTTGCAAATAATGATATAATTGGTTTTGCTTTAGATATGGATAATAAAGCATTATATATTCATAAAAATGGAACATATATTAATAGTGGAAACCCAGCATCAGGTGCTTCAAGAACAGGAAGCGTAATTGAAGAATTAACAGGAACTAGAGATAGTTATTTAGGAAGTGGAGAGTTTGTATCTCCATTTGTTGGAGACCCATCAAGCACAGGAACACATCACACAGAATTTAACTTCGGCAACGGCTTCTTTGGAACAACAGCAATATCTTCTGAAGGAACTAACGCAAGTGGTATAGGAAAGTTTGAATATGATGTTCCAACAGGATATACTGCTTTATCAACTAAAGGATTAAACTTATAATGGCATACACAACAATAGATAAAAGTTCTTTACACTTTAATACTAAACTTTATGCAGGTAATTCTAGTTCAACTCAGGCAGTAACAGGAGTTGGATTTCAACCTGATTGGGTTTGGATTAAACAACGAAATTTGGCTTATTCTCATGTTTTATTTGATGCTGTTAGAGGTGTTGGAAAAAATATACAAAGTAATAGTACAGCAGCAGAAGAAACTAATAATTCTTCAGGATATTTAAGTGCTTTTGATAGTGATGGATTTACACTTTCACAAGGTTCAAGTAATGGAGATAGAGTTAATGGTGCGTATAATTATGTTGGTTGGAACTGGAAAGCTAATGGACAAGGTTCATCAAACACAGACGGAGATATAACAGCAACAGTTTCAGCTAACACTACATCAGGATTTAGTATTGTTAAATATACAGGTAATGGCTCTACTGGTGCAACTGTCGGACATGGATTAGGTTCTACTGTAAAAATGGTTATGTGTAAAGGTTTAGGAGATACTTATGGGTGGAAAGTTTTTCATACAAATTTAACTAGTGGAAAAACATTAGTTTTAAACACAACTGCAGCAGAAGATACTGATGCAAATAGAATTGCTTCTGCCAATGCTTCAACTTTTACAACAAGTGGAACTTTCTCTGTAAATGAAAGTGGTAGTGGTTATGTAGCTTACTGCTTTGCAGAAAAACAAGGTTTCAGCAAGTTTGGTTCATACACAGGAAATAATAATGTTGATGGAAATTTTCTGTACACAGGATTTAAACCTGCTTTTATAATGATTAAAAGAACTAATTTTACAAAACCTTGGATGATGTTTGATAATAAAAGAGATGGTTACAATCCTGATAATAATCAACTTCAAGCAAACGATAGTGCTGTAGAAAACACTTCATCTTTTAGAATAGATATGCTTTCAAATGGTTTTAAACTTAGAAGTTCAGATGGTGATGCTAATGAGAATGGAAACAATTTCCTATATCTAGCTATTGCAGAAGCACCATTAGTAGGAAGTAACAACGTACCAGCAACAGTAAGGTAATTAATTATGACAAAAGCAAGAGATTTAGCAAATATAATATCAGGTGGTTTTACAGCTGATGATATACCAAATTTAGATGCAGCAAAAATAACAAGTGGTTCATTTGCTGATGCAAGAATACCTAACTTAGCAACATCTAAAATAACTTCAGGAACATTTGCAGATGCAAGGATAGCTTCATCTAATGTATCTCAACACGCAACATCTTTTGATGATAACAAGTTAGTTAATGATATTTCTACACTTGCTATTAGACAAGCATCTAATGAAAACAAAACAGCTTACAATACTAATTCAATGTTTGTTGATGTTTTTCAAGATAGTTCAGCAATTAATTTAACAAATGTAACAAACGTAAGTGAATATTTAGCTTCAGTTTATGAAAACAAAGTTCAATTTATTCCATCAATACATAGAACTAGTACTCTTACAGGTGCTTTAGGAACTGCAACTTGGACAGGTGGAGAAAATACTGCGAACTCTCAACATAATACTGCATCTAGTTATTGTGGAACAATAGTAAATGAACTTTGGGATTTATCAGGCGATTTTCAATGTAAAGTTTATTTTGGAAATAGTAATAGAAATGGTTCTTTAGATACTGTGCAATATCCTGCTTTTAGTACTATATTTACTACTAACACCTCTTTAACAGCAGGTTCAGACCCCGATATTTTTAGTTCGGCAAGTTCTCATACTAATTATGGTTCTGATGCTAGTCAATGGCAAGGAAGCAATTTACTTACTTCAGCAGGTAGAACTGGAATGAGTACAGCAGATTTATCTAACTCTGGAAAATTTAATGCTTTTGATGTTGGTACCAATGGAGCTGGAGCAAAAAGTTATGACGCAAATGGCACGACATTTGGTACATTTGGATATTACAATGACACAACTAGTTTTGCAGGTTTTAAATGTGTTTATGATAAATCAGCATCAACTATTGTGTTTCAACCTCTTTCTTGGGATGGAAGTTCAATAGGTTTGCCTAACAATGGAATAACAACTATTTCTAATGTTCCAAGTTCAGGTAGAGCAATAATAATGTTTGGTGAAGCTAATAGTACAACACAAAACTTTCAAACTTCTTATCTAAATGGTTCTAAAACTAATGATGATTTTTCTTATAAAACAAGTTCAGTAGTAAATGCAACTGGTACTGTAGAAAGCAATGCAATTACAGCTGCATCAAGTGTAAATAAAATGGGTGCAATAATTACTTACCAAGACCAAGCAGGAACTAACGCATTAAACTCAGATATAGTTTTACAATTATCAGCAGATGGTGGTTCTAATTATACAACAGCAACACTTACAGCTTTACCTGACTTTGCTACTGGAATTAAGATGGCAAAAGTAAATGACTTAACAATAGGTACAGCAGGTACTTCGTTGAAATATAAAATATCTTTTGCTAATCAAGCTTTAGGTTCTAAAGAAGCTAGAATAAGAGGTGTTTCACTACAATACTAATGGCTAATATATACAAAAATGCAATGTTTGATTTAACAACGACAAACAAAACAACTGTATATACTTGTCCTACAGGAAAGAACATCTTTAATTAAATCTATACAAGTAACAAATATTCATTCAGGTTCTAATGAAGTAGAAGCATTTACTACTGACGCATCTGCTTCTAATGCAGAACATGAAATAGCTCATATATCATTAGGATCAAAGACAGTTGAAAACTTAGCAAAAAATGTTATTGTTTTAGAATCAGGAGATGCTTTAAAATTAAAGGCAGCATCTGCTAATCATATAGCTGGTATTGTTAGCTATTTAGAAATTTTTGACGAAAAAAGTGCATGATTGAATTGGTTTATATACCACATGATATGACTGACGATGCGTGGAAACACGTTGAAAAAGACATTGCAGATGCATTAGCTAGATCTAATGGTTATGCTTTATCTTCTAGTATTAAAGAATGGGTCAAAGAAAAGAAGATGCAACTTTGGATGCTATGGGATAATGAAGAAAAGAACACACAATATTATGGTGTTGTAGTTACCGAGATATTACAGAGACCATTAAAGAAATGTCTTAACATAAGAATTATGACAGGACATCATAGAGATAAGTGGCAACACTTAATTAAAAATATAGAACAAGTTTGCTTGGGATAACAAATGTGATTCAATGGAACTCATTGCTAGACCAGGTTGGCAAAAAGTATTAAGCAGATATGGGTATAATCGTACTCATGTTTTATTAGAAAAACACAATAAGGAGAAAAAATAATATGTCATTTGGAGGAGGATCATCAGGTGGTGGAGGTACTACTATACAAAGTAACGAACCTTACGCACCAGCACAACCAGCATTAAATCAGATTATATCTGATGCTAGTGCTATTTATGGGCAAGGGCCACAATATGTAGATCCAACAACACAACAGCTTTCAGGTTTAGCTGCACAAGAAAATATAGCAGGACTGGCAAATACGCAAATTGCAGATACAATTTCAGGGCAATATTCTAATCCTTTTTTATCTCCTTTAATTGCTGATGCAGCATCAAGTGCGTACACGAATGTTGCTGAACAATTTTCAGGTGCAGGTAGAACTCCAGGCAGTCCTATGTCTCAACAACAAGTTGTTAGTCAATTAGGGAAACAGGCATTACCTTTAGCTTTTCAATCATATGAAAATGAACGTAATAGACAGTTACAAACTGCTAGAGCTGTACCAAGCTTAACAGCTGTTGGAGAGGAATTAAGAAGTTTACAACAAGAACAGAACTTAGCTCCATATCAAAATTTACAAAGATTCTCTAATGTAATTACACCTGTAGCTTCAGGCTTTCCTGTACAACAAGGAACACAGTCTTTTGACAAAAATCCTTTTGGTATGGCAGCAGGTGGTGCTTTAACTGGCTTAGCTATTGGAGATCAATTTGGTGGTAGAGGTGGTATGGGAGCTGCGATAGGTGCAGGCTTTGGTTTATTAGGTGGTCTACTTTAATAGTTTATGAATAAATTACAAAAAGCTGCTGGTCTATTAAATGATGAAGCACCTAAAGGTGAGTTTCTTGCATATATAAATCCTAAAGAAGCTGGTCTTTTATCAAGTAAAGGTGGAGCTGGTATAGATATAAATAATAGTGGTGTTCCAAGTTTTTATGGATCAGATGATTATGGTTCAGGTGAAGATGGTCGAGGAGGAAGTAGTAGTAGTAGTGATAATGGAGACTCAGGAGATAACTATAGTCATTCAAGATTTGATGTAGGTAGTGGTTATTATGGAGAACCAACAACAAATAAAACAACACCTTCAGATAATAATGATATAGATTCACAATATACTACTGGTAAAGAATTTAATGTAACACCTGTCAATCAACCTAGTGTTATTGATTATGCTAAAGATGAATTAAGAAACAAAACAGTTTTTGGTAATAAAACTTTAGGTACAGTATCAACAGCTAGTGCATTTTATAGCAATCCTTATACTGCTAGTATAAATGCATTGTTTTCAGGATATACAGCTAAAAAAGATGCTGAAAAAAAAACTGAACCAACTCTTGCTACAGGTGAAGATGGTATAGGAGAAGGTGATTATAAATCAACTGTTGGAGATTGGGCAGAGTCTAGAGGACTTACAGATGATTATTCTTCTGAAGATTTAGAAACTCAACAAGCTATTGACCAACAAGCATTTGATGCAGGATTTAGAACAGAAGATGCTAAAGATATGAATTTAACAGGAGGAGATAGTAACAATCCACCTCCAACAATTGATTCTAATAGTGCAGCTATTCCTGATTCAATAAGAACAGTTAATACTGCTGGTACAGGATTACCTGATCCATCAGGATGGATTAATAGTTACATAGGATCAAAAGCAAATTTTCAAGATTTGTATAATAATGTTAGAAACACATTATACTCATCAAGAACACAACAAGGATTATTAGCAGTTAGTGATAGTCCATATTACGATTTTTTAAAACTAAATAAACTAGATAGGAGAGTATTATAATGTCATTTATAGACGATTTAAGACGTAGAGCTACAGGTATATTTCCTTCAGAAGGAACAGCAGGAGATATGTCAGGTGAAACTGCTATGGACGTAAACTATGATCCTAATCAAACATTCACTTCTCCTTACTTTGGTAAAGAAAATAGAAACACTAATTCAGGATTAAAAGAATTTCAATCTGTTCCTTATAGAATAGATCCTAGAACAGGAAAAAAAGTAGCTGCTGATGGATCTAATGCTACTATGCAAGGCACTAATAAATCTAGAATGAATGCACCTGATGCTGTTACAGGTTTAGGATTAAGTAACGAACAATCTAAAAGATTTTTTGGTTTAGACTTAGCAGGTATTAGATCACAATGGAAAGACAAAGGTGGCTTTGAAGGATTAATGGCTAACCCTGCATTTACATTAGGATTAGGTTTAATGAAATCTTCTGCTACTGGACAACCTATGTCTCAATCATTATTTGATAATGCTATAAAAGCTGGTGCTATATCAGGCCAATATGCTGATAGAATAAGAGATAGAAAAGAAGCTCCTGTTGAAGCAACAGCTCAAGAAATAGAAAATACTAAACAAATTCTTAGAAGCATGGATATTGATGAACCTAATTTCTTTGAAAGAGTATTTGGTAAAGTTAAAGGTGAAAACAAACAAGCTCAGTTTGAAGAAGCAGCTGAAATGATTACCAATGAAATGGAAATAGAAATGAGGAAAGCACAAGAAGCTAACAAAAGTGGTAAGCCTTTAAAATTTGATACTGCATATAAAAAACGTATTATTAAAAAATTAGTTAAAGAAGGTAAAATTACTAAAAAAGGTGGAATACCTTTTATTACTAAAGGCACATTAGAAACTAAACCTGACGATACTTTTAACGAGCTAAAGGTGGCCCAGTTGCACAAGGCAAAGAATATATAGTAGGTGAAGAAGGTGCTGAAATGTTTGTACCACAAGTAGATGGAAACATTATAGATAACGATGACACTAAAGTAGTCAATATGCTTTTAGAGTCTAACCCACAATTAAAAAATGTATCAAGGGCTAGAGCTGTTAAGATTCTTAAAAACAGATTCCCTGATTACTTCTAGGAGATAATATGAAAATAACATGGTCTAAATTTGCTAAAGTTAAAAGCATACAAAAACTTCCTGCACAAAAATCACCTTTTAAAAAAGAGTTTACACCTGAAGGTTTTAAACTTAGATTAGAAAAAGCTAGAAAAATAGCTAGAGGAGTTGAAGCTAGAAGTCATAGAGGTTTAAGCACTAAAGTAGAATCAGCTTTTAAAAAAACTATAAGTAAACCTATTAAAGCCAATCAAGGTTCTAAATTAATTAAACAAAGAACTAGAGCTTTAACATCAGCATTTAAATTATCTTTAAAAAGAGGATCTGCTGCTGGTGAAAGAGCTGCTGTAAAATTAGGATTAGGAAAAGGATCTTTAAAATCAGGAGCAAGAGATAGACCTGCAAAAATTTATAAAAAGAATTTTGGTTTATCTGATAGAGAATCTAGAGAATTAGGTTTTCCTCCTAGAGATCCACCATCAGAAGCTAAAAAAGCTTTGTTTAAAAAACAAGCAAAACTTGAACCTGTTAACAATCCTATGTTTGTTGTTAAAGATGGTAAAATGAAACAAATAGATAGATTTAAATCTGTACCAGGAACTTATTTTAGACCTAGTACACAATCATTTGCACTAAGAAAAAAACCTAAAAAGAAAAAATAATGGCAAACGACTTTAGATTTAACGACCCTAATCTAAAGGATCCTATAAAGGATGTTCAAGATCCCTTGAGAGATCCTTTACAAAACAAAATGCAAAAGCCTCCTGGTTTCTTTCAAACACTTAGAAACCCAATGGAGCTTATATTTGAGGAATCATTACCTGCATCATTGTATCAATGGATAACTGGTAATACTAAAAAGAAACAAGCATTAGATGCTAAACGATTTTTACAAAGATTCCCTGAATTAAGAAATACTGGACAGTATAAAGAAGCTGAAAGAATATATAATAAATTTGGTTACCTTTTAGAAGAAGGCAATCAAACATTTGAATTTAGTGAAGTAGTTAAACTAGCTAAAAAACATCCTGGTATGATGGGTGCTGAGTTAGTTAACATGATAGTAGCTGATCCTTATTTATTAGCTATACCTGCTACATTTTTTACAAGACTAGGCAGGGGGGTAGTCAAGCTACACGTGCTAAATACTCTAAAAGATTTAGATATGTAGATGACAAGTTTAAACAGAAATATCGTAAAGATATTAAGTATGGAGCAGCTGCTGCTTTATTTACACCATTAGCTTTTTCTACTGGATTACAATTAGGTGAAAAAGGAGAGATCTCTTTAGGTAGAACTACTACAGAAACTACTATAGGTGCAACAGCTGGACTAGTAATGAGTACTGTATTTGGAGCTATACCAGCATTAGCTGCTAGAGATCTAGGTATTGCTGAACCACAAGTTAGACAAGCTTTTATTAGAGCTACAAAAAATATGAAAGCTGACAAGCTACTAGAACTTACTTCTGATGGAAATGGTAGAGTAGCAACTAATGCTCTTATTAAAGAATTAAAAGAAACATTAAGTAATGTATCAGATGAAGAATTTGCAAGATTATCTAGTCAAATAGATATTGCTTTAAAAAGACCAATAGAAAATGCTTTAGATATGGCAAAAGCAACTGCATTTAAAGCAGCGAGTTTTGGAGCTATAGGAGCAACTGCACAATTTTTAACAGAGCCTAAAGATAAACTAAAAGAATCAGCTATAGGTTTTGGTGCAGGTGTAGGTATATATTTAGCAGGTAAAGGTCTTTATAAATTAATGAGAACTATGCCTTCTCAAATTGAAACTAAAAGTATTAATACAATGGAAAACGCATTAGATGCAATGCACGTTTATCATCATAAATTAGAAAGTGCATCTATACCTTTAGTTAATAGAATTAAAGAATTTTTACCTGATCAAACTTCTAGATCTAAAGTATTTCATTACATACAAGGAACTAAAGTTGATAAAAATTTAAATTTTGATCTTAATGGTAAACAACTTACATTAAAAGATTTAAACAAAAGAGAAGCACAAGGTGCTTTCTATGTTAAAAAAGCATTAGATGGTTTATATATTGAATTAGATAAACTAGATCCAACACTTATTAAATCATATAGAAGTAATTATTTGCCTTTATTATGGGATACATTTGAAAAAGAACCTTTAATTTTTGCACAAAAATTTAATGAAAAAGTTTATGGAAATACTGCAATAACAAAATTTGGTAAACAAAGAAGATTTTCTGATATTAATGAAGGTTATAAAGCAGGTTATAATCTTAACAAAGGCATGGACGATCCAGCTGAATTATTAAGAATATATACTAGCTCAGTTACTAAAGCTTTAATGACAAGACAAATGATTAAGTATTTAACTAATACTAAATACAGTCCTCTTGTTATACCTGTTGGTCAAGGATTTACAGCTAAACTCCCTTTAATGATTAACAATCCTAGACAAGTAGGAACGTATAGTAAATATTTAGGAACACATTACACAAAATTTAATCACCCTTTCTTAGGTCAAAGAGATGCTACTTATGTAGCACGTGGTACAGAAAAATCATTACGTATGGTTTTTGACGCAACAACAGAAGGTGAATTAATGTCTGCTATCTTTACAACAAATCTTATGATGAAAAGATTAGCTGTGGGAGGATCATTTTTTCACGCAGGAGCTTTAATTGAAAGTATGATATTTTCTACTGTACCTGCTAAAGTAATTGTTAAATTTACTAAACAAGCATTTAGAAAAGAAAAAAACAGAAATCATGAAAATGATTGAAAATCCTGGAATTTATTTAAAAGAATTTACTCATGCTAATCAAGCTATTAAAGATTTTGGTTTTAATGATGTAGTTAGATTTGCACAAGCTTCAAGATTAGTTATTTCAACACCTGAAGATGTTGGATTTGATAGATTCTATGGACAAATGCGTAAGTTTGACAGACTATTAAAACATCAGCTTGGTATTAAACAAGGTGAAAATATAGAAAAAGTATTTAAATTCTTTGATAGAATTACATGGGATAGAATATTTACACATGCTAAACTCTACACATTTTTAACACAATTAAATAAAATATAGATCCTACTGATAAAACACAAGCACATATATATAGTAAAGCTAGACTAGCAGCACAATTTACTAATGACGCATTTGGTGGTCAAGATTGGTTTGCATTAACTAAAAATATACAAACACCAATATTTAAAAGTTTAGCACAAACTATGTTCCAACCAGGATCTAGAGGTTATATGCAATTACTTTTATTTGCACCTGATTGGACTATATCTAATTTAAGAATTATAGGTAAAGCATTACCTGCATTTGAAGCTAATTCAGATGCAAGACGTATGTATGGTTATTACTTTGCTAAAGCTGCAATACTATTTGGAGTAGTAGGAAATGCTATGAACTATGCATTCTCAGGTAAATCAGTATTAGAAAATACAGATCCTACTAGAATAGATTTAGGTAATGGAGATGTACTTACATTCTCTAAACAATTAATGGAACCTTTCCATTGGATTACAGATCCACAAAAAACAGGTCTTAAAAAGATTGGTTCTTTGCCTAGAACTGTAACAGAAATTTTAACTAATAAACAATATTTGACTACTGGCTATTCACCTAGTATTAATAAAGTAGATGATAATGCTATTGAAAAAGCTATGAAAATAGGGGGTCAAGCAGGACAACGATTCTTACCTATTTGGTTACAAAGTGCAGTAAGATCTACTAAAGAACAATTAGAAAGAGGCAATGTACCATCAGACATAGCTGCTGATGTAGCATTAGATTTCGTATTAGGACAGTCAGGTCATCCTAGATATAAAGGGCCAAGATATACTAAATATAAACTGGGAGGGCTTATGAGAGATCCTTATAAGACATTGTTTTAAATGGAACAATATAAAGAAGATAGACAAAAGCTAGAGATAGCAGATGTCAAAGGTGATATTCGAGTACTAGCTTCAAAGATAGATACTATCGAAAACAACCACCTGGCACACATCAAAAAAGATATAGATCGTATACTCTATATCCTTTCTGCTGTAGGCTTAGTTATTTTAGGCGAGTTATTTGTATTACTAAATAAGGTTTTATAATGGGATTATACGAATTAACTATGGTCATATGTTCTATTGTACAACAAGAATGTTCTGAACCTCATGTAATGCCTACTACATATGAAACATTGGAACAATGTGTTCAAGCTGGGCATAAAGAAGCTTATGAAAAATTTGATGATTTGAACTCAAGAGAAGTAAATCGCAATATGATTCATATTAAATTTGCTTGTGTTAAAGGGTACAATTCATAGTTTTACATATGGGTGTACATAAAGTATAAGTTGTAGTAGTGATTTGTTATGAATAAATCAATATTAATAATATCAGATACTCACATTCCTTATCATCATAAGGATCTTATACCTTTCTTAAAAGATATTAAAAAAATTTTTAAGCCTGATAGAATAGTACATATAGGAGATGAAGTAGATAAACATGCAATGTCTTTTCACGATAGCGATCCTGATCTACCTAGTGCAGGAGATGAACTTAAACAGTCATTACCTATCATTAAAGAATTGGAAGCTTTGTTTCCAAAGATGGATCTATTAGATTCTAATCATGGAAGTCTTGTTTATCGTAGAGCTTTAAAACATGGTATACCTAAAGCATACCTAAAACATTATAACGATTTTTTACAAGTTAGCCATAACTGGAAATGGCACGATGACCTTACTATTAAAACACCTAATGGCCCAGTTTATTTTTGTCATGGTAAAGTAGCAGAGGTTTTAAAGTTAGCTCAATCTATGGGAATGTCTTGCGTACAAGGACACTATCATAGTAGCTACAGTATTAAATATTACGGAAATTCATTAGGACTATACTACGGATTACAAGTAGGTTGTCTTATTGACAAAGACTCATTAGCTTTTAGATATAATAAAACGCAAAGAGCTAGACCAATTATAGGACTCGGTATGATTATAAATGGTTTACCAAAACTCATACCAATGGTATTAAATAAACATGGAAGATGGATCGGAAAAATCATTACCTAGAGGAATAAGAAATCATAATCCAGGTAATATAAAATTAGGAACTGCTTGGGATGGATTGTCAGACGAACAAAATGACGATGTATTCTGTCAGTTTAAAGAACCTGTATGGGGTTTACGTGCCTTAGTGCGTATCCTTTTAACTTATAGATTTAACTACGATATTAAAACTATAGAAAAAATTATACATAGATGGGCGCCCCCTATCGAAAACGATACAGACAATTATATTAAATATGTTTGTGCAGCTACATCTAAAGATAAAGATGAAGAACTGTCAAACAGTATAGAAGATTACTTACCTTTGGTTAAAGCTATTATCCGTATGGAGAATGGTGATCAACCATATGATGATGAAGTAATTTCAGAAGGAATGCTAAAAGCATGGGAAGGACATCCAACAACATGAGTAAGAAAAAAGGACTATACGCAAACATACATGCTAAACGTAAAAGAATAAAAGCAGGTAGTGGCGAGAAAATGAGAAAAGCTGGTCAAAAAGGTAGACCAACTTCTAAACAATTTAAACGAGCAGCTAGAACTGCTAAGAAAAGATAGTGGCTAAGTCTCCTGCATGGCAACGTAAAGAAGGCAAGAACCCTAAAGGTGGTTTAAATGCTAAAGGACGTGCTAGTTATAACAGACGTACTGGTGGTAATTTAAAAGCACCTAGTAAAAAGAAAGGTAATAAACGTAGAGCTTCTTTCTGTGCAAGAATGAAAGGAATGAAACGTAAGCTTACCTCTGCTAAAACAGCAAGAGATCCTAATAGTAGAATAAACAAATCATTAAGAGCATGGAATTGTTAAGTGTCTTACAAACCATTGCCACCATTTGTTACTATTAGACCAAGTTGGATTGAAGGACTTGGTGTATTTGCTACACACGAAATTAAAAAAGGTACCGAGTTAGGTATATCTCACATTGAAATAGATAATGAATTACATAGAACTCCATTAGGAGGATTCATTAATCATGCAGATAAATCTAATTGCGAAAGAATTAAAGTTAATAATAAATACTATCTTAAAACAAAAGAAGATATTTATCCTAATAACGAATTAACTTTGACGTACACTCTATATCAACCAAAATAAAATAAAGGAAACTATGTGGTTTAGTGCTATAAAACTAGCAGTCTCTGCTGGAAGTCATATATACAAAAAGAAAAAAGAAACTCAAATGATGATGGCTAATGCTCAAGCAAAACATGCTGAGAAAATGGCTAATGGTGAGTTAGAATATTCAGGTAAATTACTTGAAGCTAGACAGAATGATTATAAAGATGAGTTTGTTCTTATCTTATTAAGTTTACCAATACTAATATTAGCTTATGCAGTTATATCAGATGATCCTGCTATGATGGAAAAAGTAAATGTGTTCTTTGAACATTTTAGCAATCTTCCAAAATGGTTTACTAATTTATGGATTTTAGTAGTAGCTTCTATTTTTGGTATTAAAGGTACTCAAATATTTAAAGGTGGCAAATGAAGGTAAGTGAAAACACACAAGTCTCTTTACCAATAAGAAACTTAATTGGTATTGTTGGTGCAGTAGCTGTAGGTGTATGGGCTTACTTTGGAATAGAAGAAAGACTCAATAGATTAGAAACAGCAGACACTCTATTTCAAGCTGATCTTTTAAAAAAAGCTGAGCAAGAACCTAAGAATCTAGAACTTTATATGCTTATTGAACACTTGGCAGGTCAAATAGAATCTATTGAAAAAGAAATTGATGCTAGTAGATATAACAAAGTTAATATAGATCACATTAAAGAACAGGTAGATATGTTACAAAAAAAAATGAATGGTAACCACTAATTATGACAGCTGAAATTATTGCATTATTAATGATCATAGATCACGAAATTAAAGAACATAGAATACAAGATAACATGAGCAAATGTTTGAAACACAAACGTGAAGCTTCTAGAGTTATTAAGGATAATATAGAATACAGATGTATAGTATCTCAAGCTGAGCTTGAAAAAAACATCGATGGTTCATTAACTATAAAGAAACTTATATTAAACTAATGATAGATCTATGCTTAAAAAGAAAAAATACATCGCTACTAGAGTGGGTAATTGTAAAACTTGTAAAAAAGAATTAACAAGTAATACTATTTTTGTATCTTTTCCGAATCGTACATTAGCTTGTCAGAAGTGTTATCACCAGTCAGGAGCTTCTCTAATTTGGTTAAATAAATAACAAAATCCATAGCTTCTTCTTTAGCATCTTTAATCCAAGCAACTACTGATTTATTGTTATCATCCATAGAGCCACCATATTTCTTAGCTCCAGCTTCGTGACGTTTGATATGTTCTATTAATACTGTGCTTAATATACTATCAGCTTTTTTCATTTTAGAAGTACTCATGCTTAACTTTTAACACAAATTTATCTTTCTTAATAGGTTTTTCTTTATTAAAGAGTGTCATATATTGATACTCTGTATATGAAGTTAAACCTTTTTTTTGTGTCTTAATAAAAGCATCATATATATATTCCCATTCATAACTAGATAAAGAACATATAAGTTTAAAGTCATAGCTTTGGTTCTTAAACCAATCTATAGCATCTCTTTTATAATTAATGAGTTCTCTATATGGGCCTTGATACAATGCGTCTTGAAATGCCTGTGTGATTACACAGATATACATTCTTTCTTCAGGAGATCTATCAGAGTTATTCTGTTGAGTCTTTGTCAGATTTAATAAAGACTTCATAAGTAACTCTCTCTTTTTTTAAAGCATGACTCTGCCACTCTACATCTTCAGACTTTAAATTTTTTACTTTCTCTATTGCCTTCTTGTTCAGTATCTGCTTGAACAACCACTTCGGTTGATAATGGCTGCCAAGCAAATATCTTGAATAAGTATTTCATCAGACCTTTGCATTACGTCTAGATGCTTCTAAAGTTCTCCATACATCTATAATTAAGTTTTCTTTAGATCTATTATTTTCTAACTTAGTAGCTTCTTCTACTAATGCACGTTTCTCATCTATATGATTCTTATAATGATCTGATGCATACCAAGCATGTTCTTTCATAGATACAGATTTTTCTGTTTCACAATTAACTATAAACTTACCTTTCATATTTTTAGATAAGTCTTTTAGATAATCTACACCAGCTGTAAGCTTTGCGTGTTGTTCATCTGTTTCTGATAAAAACTTTAATGCTTGTTCTAATCGTTCTTGTGTTATCATTTTATTCTTTTTCCTTTCTTATCTTTGCAGTAATATAAAAATACTCTATTACCCTTATAGGTCATTGTACTATCTTCTGTAGATAATACAGCAATTTCTTTAACTGCTTCTGTGCATAATAGTTTAGGAACAGTAGCTGAAACTGATGCTTCAACTACAGATCCATTAACTAAATGCATTATAACTACAACTACGTTCATTAGAACGGAGCCTTATCTCCGTCATACTCAGCTTCTAGTATCATTCTCACATACTTATCAATTTGACCAAAGTCTACATCTTTACCTGATCCTATTGCTGCTGAAAGTAAATTACTCATAGTAAGTCTGTATTTTTCTTTCCATACATCTTGAGTATTTCTTACTGCTGTAACACCATTAGTTCTAGCAGTCGCATTAACTTGTGCTTGTGGCATTGGTTCTGCTCCTTCTTCTGTTTCTATTTTTACGCAAGTCTGATTGTTACTTCCTGGTTTCTTTATTGGATAACCAGTTACAGTTACTTGCTGACCTTTCTGTATGTGTCTACAATTCTGATCTACATACAATCTTCTATCCATACCATTTTCCATTTCAACGGATAGCCAGTACTTAACTGGGTTTTCTTCGTCATGAATGTCTTTAACACCCTTGACTGTTGCTTTATATGTCTCTGTTTGAGCCATAGGTTTCCTCCTGTTTTTATTGTTAATGTGTTTTATTATTGCACCAAATCTTTGCATACTATTTTATATTATAATCATATGCCTTTAGTCCACAATTTCCTTGCGAACTCTTTATGTGGTGAATCGTTTTCTTTACCCCATCTAAAGTTATCCATATTCAACGGATACATTCTGATTATATCTTCTTTAGTTTTAGCTATGCTAGATATGTGTTCAATAGTTTTCATTGCATTGATAATATCATCTAAATGATGTTTTGGTCTATCAACCATATCAACTGCTTCTGTATCTATTTCTGAAGAATACAATAACATTGTAGGTTTTTTGTATACTTCTGCATATAACATCTGTTGTCTTACATCTGATGCTTTAGGATACCAGTTTGGGTCTAAATTACCTTTTTTGAGTCTTTTAAGATATGCTGTAGCTTTTGTATCTACAATTACTTCTTCAAACTCAAAATCAGTAACAGTCTTAATAGGATATTTTAATCCATACTGTTTACCATCTGTCATCTTTTCATTTTGATATGACACTAAATCACCAAATTCTGATAAATTAGTAACAAATCTCATAGAGATATTTCTTGCTTTCTCCATGTCACTATTGTTCTTATCACCACCTTCTTTCAAATACTTATCTTCTGCCTTTTGCATTACTTCTTCAGGCTTTAGATTAATATTCGATAGGGCTTCGTTAGCTGCATGTTCTGCTGCTGTACCCATAACCATTCTACTATTTACAGGGCCTTCAAAATCGTATAATTTTGTAATCACCCAGTAAGCAGGAGAATCTATGAACGCATTAGCACTACTAGCACTATGTCGATAGTCTTTTTTAAGCATTTTAAATCCTTTATGTTGATTAATATTCATTCATTTTTAAATAGTAAGTATGACACTTCTATCAAAATATTGAAGGGTAAACAAACAATTAAAAACGAGAAAGATTACTTTGTATATAACCTTTCAATTATTATGTCTTACTTATTGCAGCCTACTAAAAAGTATGGGTGCAAAAGTAAAATCCTTTTCTATCATAATTGTAAGTCTAGTAATCGAGTAGATAGATTACTAGGTAAATACAATAAAGATACTTTGTTCAAATCACTCGTTGATAAATCTATTCAATCGTATATAAGTAAGTATGGATAAACTAGAATTAGTACCTAAAGTCTTTGATAAAAAGACTGTTATGAAGAACGTAAGAGAGTCCAGATTAGACTATATGTTCCATAGACAACTAATAAGTGAACCTGAATTTATTGCAGGATCTAGATATAGGCGATTATGCGAAGTATCACAACTTGGAGGCAGAGCTTCCAACTATATGCCTAGACTAGATTTTGGATCTAACACAGTAATGGATTCTAAAATTGGAGCTTTTAGTTTATTATCTGAAATATCTAAAGACCTGGAAGAACAGTTTATAATCGTTCTAAAGTACTTTTGTTACCAAAACTTTGGTATTACAGAAATAAGTAATCTGCTGCACATCTCACAAAGAAAAGCATCAAATTTATTACATGAAGCTCTAAGAAGTTTAGCTATATATTTTGGTTACATGAAAGTTAGAAATACTATAAAAGGACAAGGTGCAAAAAAGATGGAAATCAAAAAAGTATCTACAATGGGTAGCTAGTCAACAATGCTTACTTTGTATGTACCACGAATGCCAAGCTCATCATATTACTATTGCTGAGAAACGTGGAGTATCACAAAAAGTTAGCGATTGCTGGACAATACCACTTTGTTATGCTCATCATTCTCAACTGCACCATACTGGTGAACGACTATATTGGCAAAAATTAGGTATAGATCCTATGGTATATGCTACATTATTCTACGAATTATGGGATAAAGACGATAAAAATAACATAGAATATGTCCAAAATGAGATCTACGACAAAGTTTTACCATCTTGTAAAAACAACATTGACTTCCTTATGCAGGTCAAATATTAGGTTTAGTTATCCTCGCTAGAGGTATGTTTATTATGGCAATTATTTACAAATTCGTACCAAAAAAAACAAGTAAAAAAGCTTACTCTCAACACTTTATAGAAAAAGTGAGTGCTAGAAAAGTATCTAAATACTTACTAGATCAAGATGCTAATCTTACTAAAGATGTTGCTGACTCTATGGCTCTAGCTATTATTTCTTCAACACACTTACAGTTATTATTAGAAGAAAAAGGTATCACAGTACCCCATGATACATTAGATGAATTTTCACATATAGATTTTCTTGATCATGGCTCAGAGACGATACATTAAAAAAAAGAAAGTTCAGAAAGACTTTCCTTACAAACCTATTTCCAAATATCTTACATGGTATGATGCTCAATCAGAAACTGGTTGGTTATCACTTGAAGATATTGAAAAATTAAAACCTGCTATTTCTAAAACCAAAGGTTGGATTTATAAAGAGACAGACGAATATATTATTACATTTGGTACATACTCTACTGATGCTAATGATAATATAATTGAATTTGGTGAAGTACTTTGCGTACCTAAAAATTGGATTTAAATATTAACTCCAGACCCTATAACTTCTCAGCTTTCTAAATAGACTTTTATAGTGCAAGCACATTTATTACGCTATTCCATACTAACTAACCACTATAGGATCAGGACTTAAAATTTAACCACCCACCAAGTCTCCCTGATGGGTGCAGCAGGCCTTTAGCTCGAGATCAAATTAATAACTAGTATTTATCTCAATACAGGTTCTAGCTTACCTATTCGTCATGAACGAATTTTATATAAGAACTCTATATAGTTTATCTTTTAATCTTAATGCTAAATCCCACTTACCACGTTCTCTGCATTTCATAATTAAAGATTTAATTCTAAATATAATTTTAGTTCTATTATCCATTAAGTACCTTTCTTGGTATACTCATTAATAATCTGATCTTGTAATGGATCTGAATGTAATGATTCACCAGGCATATAATGTTCAGCAAGAGAATTATTATTCTCAGATATTAAAGTTTTTAATTTATCTTTAAATAACTCTAACTCTCTTACTAAGTTAGGATGAGTAGCATCAATAATCCCATACAATGGCATATCATTAATTGCTGTTATTAATCTTCTGAAACCTTTACCACGTTTTTCTAAACGTGCAACTTTGTCATCAGAATTAATTGTATATTCATCACTCACTTGTAGTACCTCCAATAGCAAGATCTATATCTTCATCTTTAGGTATCATACCTTTTAGATGAGCTATCTCTTTTTTTAGATTAGCTAATTCTTGCCTCATCTTTTTATTCTCTGTGAGAACTTTAAGATAATCAGCTTTCATAGCTTGTTGTATATTATTAGTCATGTGTTCTTACCTCCGTTATTTGAGCATCAAGCAGCTCTATGTCTAATTTATACTCTTTTATCCAGCTTTGCAACTCTAGTGAATGTTTATCAGCTAATGCTGCTATAGCTATTAATTCTTCCATTAAATGGATAGACTTTAATAGATTCTGAACAGATTCTTCTGCTTGTTTAATAGCATAAGTTTTACTACCTAATTTAAGCGACACTACGTACCTCCTGTTTTTCATTTGGTTCTTTTACTTTCTGTAAAATTGCTACATCACCAGCGATAAAATCGCCTGGCATAGACATACGTTTTGTTCTTTTTAAGTATTCTTGCCATGCTTTTGTAGCTCTACTATTATTAATTGGTTTTGATGTAAGCTTTGCTTCTTCATCACAATGCATTTCAAAAGTACCATGATCTTCATGATAACCTTTATGAAACTCAATCATATCACAATTAATTAATGGATAAATATTTGCAAAGTCAGGTTTTTGAACAAACACTCTAAATTGTTCATCACCATTAGCTTTCCATACCATTACATTCCATACTGTTTTACGTTTCATTCTATCTCCTCTGCTTCTACATAGTCTTTAGGCATCACAGCTATACTAACAAGTATATCACTATCTGTCACTAAAGTTATATCATACTCTAGATTGTTATCTTTCAATAACTGTTCTATAGCAGCTATGTTCTTTTGTTTTTGTGGATCAGGTGTAAACATTAATTTAATGCCTCCCTGATATATTTCTTAGCTAACGTACACCATTTAAAAAACTCTTTGATGAAGTCAGGTGGTGATTCACCACGCAATTTATCTACATCTTTTAAAGCTCTTTTAGTGGCTTTATCAATTATACTAAGTTGTTTTCTGTGATTCATTTTTATCCTTTACATTTATTGATACCACTTGGTATTGCATTTTACTTTGATCTATTGTTGCTATCTTTTTACAAAGATCTTTTTTCATAACAGCATCTTCACGTTTTGAATATGTTGCTATAATGTTTGGTTTTGGCTCATCGCCTACCCAGCTGAAATCTATTTCTACTACTGAATATATTATTGTTTCATTTGATCCTACTAACTGCATATTTACTCCTTTAGTTTTTGTTTTTCAAAATCAATAGCTGATTTTTTTGCATCTTTGATCATGTTGTTTAATGTATGTACACAATTACCTTGTTCTAATATGTAATGCATACTATCTTGCATCATCATATAAAAAGGCATTTTTCTTAAATGTTCATACTTCTCAGGTAAGTTATACTTCATGTACTTTTTAGAAATCTTTTTTAAATCTCTCCAAGCAGCATCAGTTATAAGCTCATAGTACTTTTTTTCTATTTTATTTAGTTTCATAAGTTCCTTTCTGTAGTAATTGCCCTACAAACAAGTAGGGCATTACTTAATTGTTTACTTAGATAACATCAACAAACTCTTTGCTACTCTATCTGCTATACCAGCAGTATTGAATATGTTGTGTATGTATTGTCTTACATCGACCATAGATCCACCTGAATACAAAGCATTTTCTGCTTCTTCTTTTTGTGCATCTAAGTTTCTTATAGCTTGACCTTTCTTACTTCTGTCATAAGCTTTAATAGTTTCTTCTTCACACACAATTGCTATGTATTTAATTGCATCATCCATATCTACAGGTAGTTCATTTCTTTCTGTATTATGAGTAATAAAACTAGGTGATTTTTCCCATCTTCTAATAGATTGCCATTTAGACAATTTCTTTTGAAGTTGAGAACCTAATTTATATAAACTACTCTTTTTAGTTGCTTTACGTGCTTCATAGTTAGTAACAAAATCGTTCGTATTCATCACTAGCTTTTTGAACATCTTTAATAAGTTTTTCTATGTTTAACATTTTTCTAAACTTAGAAAGATTCTTATCTACTTCTTGATCTACATCTACTTGTCTTTCTGACTCTAATGCAGATCTTCTGTTATCAAACTTACGTCCTATATATGTTCGTAAGTATTCTTGCTCGTCTTTACGTATTGGTTTCATATATCCTTTCAGGGTTAATGAACCCCTGTACAAGGGAGCATACAGGGGTCATTGCTATAACAATTGTTATGCAATCTTTTGACTAGAAAGCTCTCCACTTACATCCATAAGTTTCTCTGCTTTCTGTTTTGTCTCATCAGTCTTGTCCATTCTTGAACAAGTTCTGATAAACAATGTAGTTGCTGAAGTCTTTTGACCCATAGGGTCTAATTTACTTAACAAACTATTTTTTCTAACTGCATTATGACACTCAGCTAAAAGCTCTGCATAATATGATACCATTGCACCATATTTTTTAGTAACTTTTTCTTTCTGTGTTAATTTAGT